ATTCGTATCCATATGCCCATGCCTTTATGTAATCCATTCCAACGTAATGAACGAACCACGGTAGAGGATATTGCAGTAGCTTATGAAGCTTATTTACGAAATAGGCTTATTAGTGGTGATAAGTTAATTACTGCTGAGATGGAGCGTATATTAGAATTAGTTAAAGATAAGTCAGGTAAACCTGTCGGATTAATAGGCGTAGAGCTGGACGTTAATGTAATTCGTAAAATAATTTTGGAGGTAGTTAGTGACTAAAAGTATTTTAATAGTACATGATATTGGTTATTCCAATGTAGATAAGATGATGCGTGATATTGATTATGTAGCTCAATCTAGTAAAGCATTTACGGGTGATTTTACTATATACGTAGAACCCTCTTCTGCATTGGTTCCGATTATGGAGGAGTCAGGTCTACCTTTTAGTAAGGAGGACTTACCTGAAGAACCAGACTATATAATATCCTTTATATATGATTTGTACGATAATTCTAAAGCTAGCACTATAGCTATGAATCAGTGGAAATCTAGGCGTCCAGTATTTCCTTTTATGGTGATAAAGAATGAAAATGAAATTAAAGACTAAAGGTAAACAAGTAAATTATTTACGTAAAGAATTTAAATTTAGACAAGATGGTAAAGAATACTTACTAGTTATTCAATGTACTCCTAAAAAATTAGAGGAAGCTGCTGATAGTGCAGTCTTTGGTAGGGGTGTTAACATAAAGTCTAGTGAGTTATTTGATATAACAACTTTTAGGGACTCACATAAATGAAGACGATGTTATTCCGCATAAGTAAAATGTGAAATATTGGGTAGTCGCAGATTTATTGATTTACAAGTAAATCGTAATCTAAAATTCCTTATTAGTCTGGAGAATAAAAATGACTAACAAAGTATGTAAATGTGGAAAAGGTTACGTGTCACATTGGGATAATAAATGTGGTAAATGCCGAACCAAGCAAGAACAGAGGGATCATCAAAAAACTATGGCAGCTTTGCCTGAGTTTTGTACCGATGTTCATGCAACTTATCGTTTTCTACGTTGGGGTAAATAATGAAAGAAATATTTGTATTTGGTAGTAACTTAGCAGGTATTCATGGTGCTGGTGCAGCATTAACTGCTTATAAGAAACATGGTGCTCGTTGGGGAATGGGTGCAGGTCATTATGGTTGCAGCTATGCAATTCCTACTAAAGACCAGCACATCAAGCCTTTGTCACTTGAGGATATTGAAACGTTCGTTGCTGCCTTCATTCTGTATGCTGATTCTCACCCGGAGTGGATATTCAAAGTAACACGTATTGGCTGTGGGCTAGCTGGCTTCAGTGATGCAGAGATTGCTCCCATGTTCTATTACGCAACAGGCAATTGCCTGTTCGACGAAGTATGGAAGGAACACCTGCCACACAGTGAATGCTTCACCTACTGGGGAACATTCTGATAAAGCTACATGGCATAGCATTCTACGTAGTCCTGTGGCTAGTAGCAGGATCAGTGATTCACGTATTACTATAACTAAGTAAATAGGTGCTCCGCACCTTTCGGTATTTAACTAATTGGAGGATATGCGATGTACTCATCTATTGAACATCAGATGCAATTAGAACAACTGTTCAGCAAGAACCAGTTGATTCCTCGTATGAGTAAAGAATTTAAAGACTATGAAGATATTAACTTCATCGGATTCTTTGAACATATTGGTATTGACCCTAAGTTGGGCATAGATGCCATGGTTCAAATGGCACTACATAAACGTGCCGACCTGCCTACATTAGTAGGCTCCCTGCATCATCACTCAGATAATGCACAAGTAATTACAGATGCTCTGCTGACTATGGCAGAGAATGACTGCTTCGATTATGACCCTACCATTGACAAGTTTATTGTCATTTACGGTATCAGTGATGATGTGGCATTGGAGTTGGAGTCATTCCAATACCCATTACCAATAGTTAGTGAACCTAAACTGGTAAAATGCAATACAGACACCGGTTACTACGTAGGCAAGGGTAGTATTATCCTTAAGAAGAATCATCATGATATGGATGTGTGTCTAGACCACATCAATAGAATGAATAATATTCGACTATCTATTAACTGGGATGTAGCTAAGTTCGTTAAGAATAAGTGGAGCAGTCTAGATAAACCTAAAGAAGGTGAGACTCGACAAGAGTTTGAAAAACGTGTACGTGCATTCGAGAAGTATGACCGTACAGCTAAGGATGTAATGGAATTAGTTACCAAAGAAGGTAACGAATTTAGTCTTGGTCATAAATATGATAAACGTGGGAGAACATATTCTCAGGGGTATCATATTAACTATCAGGGCACTAGTTGGAATAAAGCAGTTATTGAGTTTACAGATAAGGAACTGGTAGATGGCTAAGCGTAAAGATTTCATACCTATATCCTACACAATGGGGGGCTACGGCTCCCTAATTATGGGGATAGATGGAGAGGTGTTATATAAAGCTTACAATGCTATTACAGGTGAAGAAGTTACTGTAGTCCTATTTACTAGTATGGATACATTAGAATCATTTGTTAATGCTATAAATGGGTTGACTGAGCAACACGCAGCCTACAGTGAACTACACCAGTTAGGCCACCCAATAATTGATTTAACCCCAGCTAATATTGACTTCTCAACCATGATGTCTGAATTAAAGAAATCAGGCAAATCAAACTAATCAATCCAATGCGGTTTATATGAACCAGATGCAGGAGTAATACAATGCAAACTTTCACTGCCCGTGAGTACCTCGCTATCGATATAGCTAATAACTATGGTTTAGATAAAGAAGATTGGGATGACCGTCTTAAGTGGTTTGAAGACAACAAGAATAACTTAGACAACCTAGTAAAAGAAGCTGAGGAGCCATCATTATTCTTTGCAGGTATTAATGCATATAAAGATATGCAAGAAGGGAAGCCTATTGGCTATACCGTAGCATTAGATGCAACATCATCAGGTATGCAACTATTGGCTTGTCTAACTGGTGACCGTAAAGCTGCTGAACTGTGTAACGTAGTTAGCTTCTATGAGAAAGATTCTACTAAACCTAAGCGTCGTGATGCTTATACAGTCATCTATAAAATGATGCTAAAGGTGTTAGGGGAGAATTCTCGTATTAAACGTAGTGACACTAAGCAAGCAATCATGACTGCACTGTATGGTTCAGAAGCATTGCCCAAGGAGGTCTTCGGTGAAGGTATCATGCTCAAGGTATTTGAAAATACTATGGCGAATAATGCACCGGCAGTATGGGAACTTAACAAGTTCTGGTTGCAATGTGGTAATCCTGATGCCACCAGCTACGTATGGGTATTACCTGATAACTTCCATGTGAAGATTAAGGTAATGATTTCAGAAGTACAGACTGTAATGTTCCTGAACAAACCGTATGACATTGCTCGTATGGTTCAAGGTACTGAACAAAATACACGTATGTTATCAGCCAATACCACTCACTCTATCGACGGTATGGTTGTACGTGAAATGGTTAGACGTTGCTCCTATGACCCAGAGTTAGTAGCTTATATTAAACAGCTATGCTTTGGGGTTCAGGAGAGTAATGTAGCATTAGAAGAGAACCAAGAAATGGTAGCAACTCTATGGGAACACTATGAGAAATCTGGGTTCCTGTCTATGCGTATCTTTGATTATCTGGATGCAGGTAGTATTCAACTGGTTGACCGTAAAGTAATTATGGCACTAGTTGATACTCTGCCTAAACGTCCATTCAAAGTACTCACTGTGCATGACTGCTTCCGTTGCCATCCTAACTATGGCAATGACTTACGCCGCCAATATAATCAGGTATTGTCTGACATTGCTAAATCTAACCTATTGCAATTCATTATGAGCCAGATTCTGAATCAAGAACTTACTATTGGTAAACTTGACCCAGATATGTGGAAAGATGTTTTAGATACAGATTATGCACTTTCTTGATTGGGTGTCTTTGTTAATGCTAATCCTGTTAGCTATCATACTCAGGCCCTAGTCTGCTAGTATATGCCCCATACCTTCGGGTATGGGGTTTATTTTTTATTATGAGGATATAGACATGCCAATCTTGAAAATTGCTTTCAACAAAACTACTCACTTAGCTACCGTATTGGATGCCAGCGGTAGTATTCCATCTGGTTCTGTGAATATTGGTACATTCAATCACCCTGACTTAACTTACCCAGATAGTCTTGTTATTTATCACGGTGTACGTGACTTGCTATACAAACGTGATAAAGCAGACCCAAGTAAAGAAGGGTTCTGGCCTGATAACTATACGGATATGCAAGCAGTTAGTATCACTAACTCTGCTACACCTCGTCTGGTTATTGGTACTGCACTACCTCGTGTCATCTCTACCATTGAAGGTAAAGATGTTTCTTGGTCAGTAGTTGTATTAGGGGGTAAAGCACCATATACATATAAATGGTACTGGGGTACTACCTTAATTGACGATAAGGTTAACCCTACAGCTAAGACAGCTACTTTAGTTAATCACAAGGTTACAGCCGAATCTGCTGGTTTATACAAAGTTGAAGTAAGTGATGCAAATGGAACTAAGGTTACTTCTGAATCCTTACTAGCAGTGGGAGCTTACCCACCTCCTGCATTAACTGGTATTACCCCAACTCCTACTTCTCTGTCTCTTTCAGTAGCAGACGATTTAGCAAACGGTAAGACTGTAGCGTTTGCTCCAGTACCTGCTGATGCATCTATTGGTACTTTAAGCATTAAGACTGCTCCGGCTGCTGCTCGTGCTACTGCTACCATTACTGGTAATGTACTGACAGTTAAACCTGTAGCTGCTGGTGCTGCCACTTCTGTTGTAGTTACCAACGGTACTATTGATGTAACTATCGCTATCACTGTTGCAGCTTAATAGTATTCCTTTGTTTGGTTATAGCCCTCCTTGTGAGGGCTTTTTTGTAGCTTGGTTTATTATAAATCGGAGAAATACCATGGATGTATCCGTAGTAAAAGTACCTGTTGAAGTACCATTAATATCGATTAAGGTTGGGGAAACCTTTCAACGTGAGGATAGATACTATATGCGAATTACTAGTTTTAGTGGGCCTATTGCCGTTGACTTAGAAACAGGGGAACTTAAAGATTTTAATGAATCTGCACGTGTAGTTCCTATTAAGTTAATGGTTGTGCTTAAGGACGATTGAAATGACCCAAGAAAAAAGAACTAAAAGGAATAGTTAATGGACTCAGAAAATACACTTTTTGCAATGTTAATTAGCTTTATTATTGGTGCTGTATTAATGGGATTATTTCTGGGCAATGTAGGTGTTTTCGCTATCTTCAAAGCCGAAAAGCTAAGGGATGCCTGTGAACTAAATATTCCACGTAACCAACATTGTATTATGCAATTTGTACCGGAGAGTAAATGAAGCTTTCTACAAACCAAGTTATCTTTTTAAAGATGGCTAAATCTAATACTGCACCTCGTGCTATATCCAATAAGACCGGCCGTTCTTTATATAAACTAGGCCTTGTTAAATGTTCCTCAACGTTTGGTTGGTACTTAACTACTGAGGGCGTTAGAACACTAACTGAGATTGAAGCTAATAAAGCAGAAAAAGAATCTTAATAGGTTAACTGGAGAGTAAAATGCCTGCAATTGACTCGCTTACGGTATGTAATAGCCGTCAAGCTCGTAAGTTTATTATCCGTGCTTTATTAGCCGGTAACGTACCATTCCTGACTTCTTCGCCAGGAATGGGCAAATCTTCAATAATTAGCTCTATTGCTGATGATTTTGGTATGAAGTTGATTGACCATCGTCTATCTACTTCTGCACCAGAAGACCTGTCAGGTCTTCCTCGTTTCCGTAGTGATGGTAAAGCAGAGTTTGCACCATTTGCAGACCTGTTCCCATTAGAGGGAGACAAAGTTCCAGATGGTTATAACGGCTGGCTAATCTTCTTAGATGAGTTCAACTCTGCCAAGAAAGAAGTAGTAGCTGCTGCTTATAAACTGATTCTAGACCGCATGGTTGGACAGCATAAGTTACACCCACAGGTAATGATTGCCTGTGCCGGTAACAAAGTCAGTGACCGAGCTATCGTTAACCCTATGGGTACTGCAATGCAGTCCCGTGTAGTTCACTTGGAGATGGAAACTAACTTCGACATCTTTGCTGAAGATGTAATGATTCCATACGAGTGGGACGAACGTTTGGTTGCATTCTTACATGCAAACAATAACTATCTGAACGACTTTGACCCAGCACATAAGAACAAAACGTTCTGTTGCGAGCGTACTTGGGACTTTGTTAACAAAGACCTTAAGAACCAGGCTCCAGGGCCGTTACCGGATGAGGATTCACTATTCTATTCCGGTCACATTACCCCAGGTAAAGCTACTGAGTTTGTTCAGTTTACACAGGTTTATGACCAACTAGTCACTATTGAACGAGTACTCAAAGACCCGCAAAACTGTCCATTGCCTAATAGCAATAACCTAAGCTGGGCTACTGTCATTCACTTGGCTAACAAAGTTACTACGGATAACTTCGCAGATGTGTTGGATTATATCCACCGTATGCCTCAGTTAACTCACCGTATTCTGTTCTTCCGAGCAGCAGCTAAAGCTGCACCAGAAATTACAGAAACGAAAGAATGGCGTATAGCAACTAGTGCTATATCCAGATACCTACATGGATAACCTATGAACCAGATTCCTCAGCACACACTGAACGATGAACAACTCATGCGAGAGTACGACCGTATTCAAGCTCAGGCTTTCTTGGGCAAGAGTGCTGCTTTCTTTGGTTCATTGTTATGTAGTTTAAAATTCTCATGGAATCGAGAAGGATGTCCTACTGCCCAGACTAATGGTGTGGAACTTCAGTTTAATCCAGATTTCTTTATTTGGATGACACCAGCAGCCAGGGAAACCGTGCTTATGCACGAGTTGTGGCATGTAGGGTTATTACACATTATAAGACAAGGAAGTCGTGATAATGAAACGTGGAACCAAGCATGTGATATTTATATCAATAACCAACTTGAAGAAGATGGTTACTCATTCGAGGGTATAGAGAATTGCTGGAAAGACCCACGTTATGTAGGTTGGACAGAAGAGGATATCTACGATGACCTTATGAGAAACCCCCATAAGAAGCCAAAAACTTCAGGGGCTTTTGGTATAGGTTCTGATGGGGATATGCTCAAACTTCCGATAGGACAAACACCAGCTACTATTGTGAATATCGTTGTACGTGCTATGCAGCAACAGAAATTGTCTGGTGAACAAATGGCTGGTAAAGGTGCAGGTCGCATTCAGGAGATTATTACCCAATTCCTAAAGCCAGTTGTTCCATGGCAGCAAGTACTAATAGAATTTTTCACAGACTTGGAAGATACAAAGTACACATGGGCAAGACCTAACCGTAGATACCCAGATATGTACTTACCTTCTTTGGTAGATGATGAAGGTCGTCTAAGGCATCTCGCATACTTTGAGGATGTATCTGGTTCCATTAGTAAAGCCGACTCTTTACGTTTTAACTCAGAGGTGGCTTACGTTAAATCTGAGTTCAACCCTAAACGTATGACACTCATCACCTTTGATGATGTTATTCAGGATGTAATGGACATAACCGAAGAGGATTCCTTTGAGGAAATTAAGATTACAGGTAGAGGTGGTACATCATTAGTAGAAGTACGGGAGTGGATTATTAAAAATAAACCTACTGCTGCGATAATATTCTCTGATATGCATGTAGCTCCAATGGAAGAATTACCTTTTGATATCCCAATCATATGGGTTTCGTTAGGTAATCCTCATGCTACGGTTCCTTTTGGGGAACTACTCCACATCGAACCAGGAATGAAATAATGGTAATTAATGGAAAGGCTCTACACCAATCAGCCCAGTTGTTGGATATACCAAACAGCAAGGTTTCCTTTGGTGGCGTAAGTTATGGATTAGGTGAAGCTGGTTATGATATTCGTATCAAACAAGGCATCACCTTCTATCACTTATTTGGGGTGATTCCAATGGTGAAAGTCGTTGATGGGGGCCGTGTTAGCCGTCATTTGGGAAAATTTACCTTGGCCTCTGCTGTAGAGAAATTCAACATGTCATCATCCTGTGTAGCTATCGTTCACGATAAGTCTACCTGGGCAAGACGTGCTCTATCAGTATTCAATACTGTGATTGAACCAGGATGGAAAGGGTACCTTACTCTAGAACTGGTTTATCATGGGCGTAAAAAGTTACATATCCCGGCTGGTTCCGGGATTGCACAAGTGTTGTTCCATTTGGTTCAAGAACCTGCCCACTATAAGGGCAAGTACAACAATCAACCAGATAGACCCGTGGAAGCACGGGAAAGTAAGTAGGTGTTATGAAAGCTAAGCCTTTACATGACCGCCTCCATCTATGATAACAATCAGAAAGTTCACTTAGGTTGGTTTGCAGACTTTGAGGACGCAGTATCAACCAGAAAAGATGCCGAAAAACGATTCGGCTATAACCCAAATCATGGCAGAAGTGCCTAAAGGAAATATCATGTCAGTATTCTCTACTAAAGTTAATGGCCGTAAAATCTCTGTTGTTGCTGAAAACGTTGAATTCGTAGTAGACGTAGAAGGTAAAGGAGAAATCAACTTTGTGTCTGGTACATCACTGCTGACCGAAGTCGGTTATGATTCTGTTCGCCGCAATGTAGCTAAAGCCTTGGCAAATACTGCTGAAGCAGACGCAGAATAAGATAACCAATGCGTGATTAAGTAGACACCCCCGAGCTATATGCTAGGCGTTTACCTGAATACCCCTACTATGCAGGGGTATTTGGGGAAGTTCCTTCCAGCCCATTGCTTATCCATTAGTAACCCAAGCCCACTTAACTGTGGGCTTTTTTAATTGGAGCAACTGTTATGCATTCCCGTCAGTATGGAAAATCAATCATACAAGACATGTATTTTGGTAATTCAGGTTATTCGATGTGGGCAGATAACCCTTATCTTATTAAAATAGAGCCACATTTTAAGACAAAAGCTTTCAATATAATTGATAGATTTTGGTCTAATCCATACTTGGGGTTGTATGGACAGTTGCTTAATCAACTAGATAGAAAACCCAAGACCAGGGATATACTCAAAGGTAAAAGTACCACTAATCATTACCCCTGGTATAAACGGGGTAATAAATACTAATGAGAATACCATTTATACGTAGAAGACATAAAAAACCAACCATGTATATGAGTAAAATAAAAAGCGGTTATGAACTAAACAAACTTGCTCAAAAAGAATTGGTTAAACCTATAATGAACTTAGATTTAGTATTTGAACAAGTGAATATCATTTACCGTCTAAGTTGTTTTTCTGGCTCTCATGATATATCAGAAATATCTAGGAAAGCTCTTAAGGAAATCTATAAAGAATATTTATATACCTACGATAGCAAAGAGCACTCTATGAACATGAGTAGTGCTGATACGTGTGCTATAGCATTATCAAGTGGAATTCATGTAATTAGTGAACTACCGAGAAGTGAATACGTGTTGGCATACGTAGAGACTAAAAAGCTGTTAGCCAGTAAGAATAATACAATAAACTATTTAAGGACATTTAATGATAAAGGCTGAAATCATTGCTGACAGTATGCATCCATATACTGGCACAAGAATTACCACCTTTGAGCTGGTATACCCACGGTTCATTCATAGTGAGTTTATGACTCATCGTATATTTAACCGTAATGCGTCAAGTAGTCGTGCAATTCCTACATCTAAATTCATTGAACAGGTTCGTAATGAACCAGTGGTACCAAGCCATTGGGGTAAGAATCAGAAAGGGATGCAAGCTAAGGAAGAATTATCAGAAGCCGAAATTAAAGATGCTGAGTTAATATGGAATAGTGCTGCACAAGCTGCCTCTGTATTTGCAGAGCAATTACGTCGAGGTCAGGTTCATAAACAGATTGTTAATCGCATTCTTGAACCATTCACTCATATCCGTGTAGTGGTTACCTCTACTAGTTGGGCTAACTTCTATGGTCTGCGTGACCATGACGATGCACAACCGGAGATTCGTATTCTGGCTCAGGAGATGAAAATTGCCCATACTAAATCTATACCTAGAGTTCTTTTAACGGGGGAATGGCATTTACCCTATATCCATCATATTGACCACATTGCTGCCTATAATTTTTGCAAACAGCTAAGAATTACTAGGGATGAACCAAGTGATGAAGAAATTAATGGGTTACTTTTAAAAGTATCTGCTTCCCGTTGTGCAAGAGCTTCTTACAATAACTTTGAAGGTAAGCCTTCTACTCTAGAAGAAGACCTTAAGTTATTTTCTCAATTAGTGCATGACCAACCTGTACATGCAAGCCCTACTGAGCACCAAGCTACTCCAATGGATAGCATGGGGGAACATCTTAAGCCGTCACAATGGGAAAATGGTATTACTTCTATGGACAGGGCTGGAAATCTCTACTCAGGTAACCTGAAACATTTTATTCAATTTCGTAAATTAATCCCTGGTGAAACAATCCTAGATTAATTATCAATAAAGCTAAGACCTCCTACAGGAGGTCTTTTTTTGATTATATTAAAGTCCTAGGGGGACTTATGAAACCACGTAAATTTCGTATTAAAGATACACCATTACTTAACAGTATTGCTAATAACAGTGAAAAGGGTGACTTGGTATATGAATGTACTAAAGTAGATTACGGTGCAGCAGAATCCGACTCTTATTACACTGGGCAAAAGCACATGTCAGTAACACTGGAAGAAGATGGTGGCTATCCTTTCTTCACTATCCCAATCCATAATCTAGAAGAATTACCTGACTAAACCTCTTTGCAAGGAACAACCTCATGACAGTTGATATAGCAGAATTAACTCGCTACGAACTAACAGAAGATTGCACCACAGGTATGATTGATGTAACCCCTGTTCCAGATTCCATGGAAGGTCGTTTTGTGCTCTACGATGATGTCGCTGAGCAACTCAAAGCAGCACAAGCGAGGATTGCTGAGCTTGAGGGTAATCAAGAGCCTCCAAGGGAGTTATGGACTTGTGACGACTGTGGCGTTGAGTGGCTTGATGAACATGAGTCAAAATGCCATTGCTCTGGCACTTTAGGTACGTGGAGTCTATCAAAGCTCTACCCCGCTCCACCATCGAAGGTTATTAAGCTGCCAGAACCGGCGAGAATACCTTATATGCGAGGGCATTCAACGAAAGTTAGTTACATGAATGCTTACCGCCCGGAAGATATTTTATCTGTGTTACGTGACGCAGGCATCGTCGTTAAGGACAGTGAGTGATGAAGTTCCGCGAGCGTAAGGCTTGGCGTACCGATTATTACATGCGGTTTATTAAAGACTGGAAGTTAAGAAAATGCTCCGCGTGTTCCGGCAGTGGATACTATGATAATGACGGATCACCAAAATGCGGCGCTTGTGATGGATCAGGTCGTGAGCGATACAAGCCAGATATTATTAAGGATGGTGATGATGATTTTAATCATTAAAATTATATTTGGTGCTGTTTTATCTGCGTTATTTGGATTTATTATTGTATCCCTTGTATTTTCAAAGCCATTTCAACTTTTTTTTTAGTTGCATCTCCTCTTTAGTTATTTCTGCAATTTTTTCGTTCTATATGGTTAAATTTCTTAATATTAAATAATTTTATCAATTACTTTAGTTAAGGTTGAATTATGTCAAACGATTTAGAGCAGTTTAGTGTTGAGCGATTGAAGGAGCTGATTGGCAATACAGAATACCACATATAATTCTATTGAAGATGAGACAGACGAAATTACCAATTTTCGTAATCGTTTATTTAATAACAAAAGTTAAAGCAGCATTTAATCTGGAGAGTAAAGAATGCAGGTCGCAGACAATCACGAATTAACAACATCAGCAACGATAGGTGGTGCTAAAGCAATGTCATTTGGTATTTCAGATGACCCTGCTTTCTTCCACGTACTTAGTTCATCTTTGTATAACAATCCCACTTTAGCAGTAGTTCGCGAAACTATCTGTAATAGCTGGGATGCTCATATAGAAGCCGGTAAAACTGACCTTCCTATTAAGATTAGCGTCGACCGAGATAATTTCATTATCTTTCGTGATTACGGTAATGGTATTCCAAATAGCAATATCCAAGCTGTATATGGTACCTATGGTGCATCTACCAAAAAATCTAATAATGAAACCACGGGTGGTTTTGGATTAGGGTGTAAGTCACCATTTGCCTATGTAGATAGCTTCCAGGTTACTTCATGGAACCAAGGTAAGATGTCTATTTATAATGTCACCAAGTCCTCTGTAGAGACTGATGGTAAGCCTGGTATAATTCCTATTGTTACTAATGCTAATACTCTGGATTCGGGTCTTGAAGTTAAGTTTCAGTTAAACAAGGGAGAGGTTGGAACCTTTATTGAATATATTAAATCCATTGTTTTCAATGGGGAAATTAAAGCATTACTTGAACTAGAGATGTGTAATAAAAATGAAGAGGGATATGATTGGGTTACAAAAGAATTACCTACACTAGGTATGTCTTTTGAACCAGGTTCTTATAATATCGAGAACGATTGGTACTTAGATTATATGGGGCGAGGTAGTGTATTCATTCGCTATGGTAATGTTATCTATCCTGCGATTGAAAGTACTCAAACTAAAGAAGCTATCAATCTTATTGAGAATTTCATGAATATCATTGGTTCTCGACGTATCTTAATTCAGGCTGCCCCATCTACACTGGCTGTTGCCCCTAGTCGTGAGACTTTATCGAATCAGAAAATGACAGATGATGGTATTACTAATTTATGTATTGATATAGCATATAAACTTGAAAAGGATATTAAAGAAGGAATCCCTAATGCTATTAAGGAAATAGAGTATAATATTAAGTCTAATCCTATTACATTTTTTAGAAGTAGCACTTATTACATGGACTTAGTAAAAGACCGTAAAATAATAAAATATATGAAATCAAGTCTCTGGTATAAAGCTAAACTGCACTATATGGCTAAGTGGGGGAATATGGCCATTGATGCTTATTTAGGGCAGGACTACTTTAAGGGCTTAGGTATAAATTTTAACAAGGCCAGGGGTGTTGTTAAAAAAGCCAAAAGAGATAACAATTATCATATATTTAATGAGTGGCTTAATAGAAAAATCATCTTACCTTACTTAGCTGATTTACATAAAAGTAAACTAAGCTGGGATGCTTATATATTCAGTTTGGGTAGTTCACCGGATAACTGTTTTGTTTATAAAAATAAACTAAATAACTTTCTTAGTGAATGTGGGCAACCAAGCTTGCTGCATATTGTAAAAAGCAAAACTGTTGTAGTTACTAAACGTATGCAAGACTTAGGAGAGTCCTTTAAAGGATACCCTGGTTTTACAAACGAAGCTGATTATCAAAAGTCTGCTTTTGTAGTTCGTATCGGTAGTAAGAAAGGTGAAGCCGAGATTGCTACTAAAAAGTACCAAGCACTTGGTTATACAGTAGTAGACCTTACTCAAGACCATGATTGGGATGAGATTGCTAAATATCGCAAGAATGAGCGTGAAGCTGCTGCTAAAAAAAGAGCCAAGAAGAAAGCTGACTTATTGGCTAAAGGCATGGAAGGTTCTACCCCTAACCGTTTAATCTCTATCAAGAGTATTAAGCTAGATTTAGGTGATAATGGAGTACTAATCAGAAAAGAATGTGCTAATCCAGAGTGCTGGAAACAGTACAATCATATTGATGTGGAAGAACCTAAGTATTACGTACTTCAATCTGAAATCAGAAACGGTAGTGTAAAAGATAATCCGTATATTACAGCAATGTATAAATGGTCTGATATTTCGGAGGATATATTGGATTGTACTATTGTTTGTCGTAATGGTATTGAAGTAAATAAAGCCATCAAACGAGGAGCAGTACATCTAAATACTAAGCGTTACTTAGAACTAATGGATATCCTTAAGTCCAAAGGTTTTAAGAAATATGCTACGGAGCAGCGACCTGATATCTTTGAATATTTGCAAATAGGAAGGAAGGATACCCTAGCCTTATTTGGGTTATTGGGTATAAAGTTTAAAGCACTAGATAATCTGGTATACAACCCAGCGTATCAATGGGTGGTTGACTTTATATACAAAAAACGTAATCAAGATATTAAGAATATGATTGAGTTAGGGGTAATCAGTTCAGTATGTGACTTAGACCAATACATACCATTGATTGATTTCAGAAATCATAAAAGCTATGACCCATTAAATCAGTTGCAGAATAAATTCTGTTATAAAAGTATGGCTGGGCTATTGGCTTATACAGACTTCTCTCAGATTATTTCCTGGTTGAAAGGTCACCCAGAAGATATCCCTGGGTACAAATCCATCATTCGTAACATCATAAACAGAAAGGCTACTTATGAATCCTAATGTTATTACTATCATTGCTTTAGCGGTTGATAGCCGTAATTTAACGCTGTGGAAGCAAGATGGTTCTACAGTAGTTATACCACAGGGCGACATTCGTGTTGCCCGTATTGTTAATGAGGCTAAGTCCAAGGGGCTTAGCTCAGGTAAACCAGTCCAAGTAGACATCACAACAGAACTCCCTAAAAAGACTGAATACACTGACGCTGAAAAAGGTACAGGGGGTCTAGTTAAATTCTTTAAGATTGCTAAAAGCAAACTAAAGGAGTTCTTTGCAGACGGTACCAAAGATCAACCAGTTACATTGGTTCCCCATATTGAATTGGGTAACAAGTCACCAGTAGAGTCTTTGGTAGAAAAAGCCATGAATACTTTCAATTCTGTAGGTACTACCCCTGTAGAACCAGAAATGGAAGAGATAGATGGTAATAATGCCAAACGCAATCGAATCTTGTGGATTACAGGTTTTGATTTAAAGCATGACCGAATTTCTTTGATTAAGTTCATTAATGATTTGCTACACACCAATAGTTATTATTCAATTCAATACCTTCAGGGTGAATTGCCTATTGCATTAAAAGGCGTTACTGAAGATATGGCAATAGAATACGTATCTCGATTAAAGCAAATCAAAGGCGTTCACTATGCAATAACTGAAGGGTATGAATCAGCACCTGATGTATACCAAGAGTCTAAGATAAAAGAACCAAGCAACCAAGATAAGCTTGCTGCTGCTTCTGAAAAACTAAAGTCTCTTGGTGCAATAGATACTGATAATGCTGAATTCCATGTAGGTGTGAAAAAGGCAGAAACAGTAGTTGCTATTGTAGGGGATAAGGTTATCCCCGGTGTAGAAAGTCTTCAAAGACACATGCGTCAGGCATCATCTTTAAAAGATTACAAAGGTTTCACTAGGTTCTTGGAACGGGTAGCTTCAGTAGTAGATTCTCGTCGTCACTCTGTAGAAGACTTAATGAAATTTATGGAATGTGCAGAACTTCCTATTGCTGATGATGGTTCAATTCTGTTCTTTAAACGGCTTAACTTTAGCGAGAAAAAAGGGGAGCGTCGTGTGTTTGTAGATTGTCATTCAGGCAATATCAAACAATGGGTAGGTTGTAAAGTACAAGTTAGGGAAGACTTAGTTGACCCTAGTCGTACCCAAGACTGCTCAAATGGTTTACACATTGCCTCTATGAGTTATCTAGGAACATTTCATGGTGACGTAACTATCATTGGTAAGGTAGCACCAGAGGATGTGTTTGCCGTACCTCAGTACAATGCCAATAAGATGCGTGTGTGTGCTTATCACATTATTGCTGAATTGGATAATGTAGAGCGTAACAATGTTAACTCAGGTAATTACTTATCAAATACAGAGAAAGGTAAGGCATTACTTAATGATGTATTGGTGGGTAACCACAATGCCCCAACTGACCTTGTGTCAGTAGGTGGTCATAAAGGTACTAAGTTAACTTACACTCGCTTAGGTGGTAATGAACCAGTTGAGCAAGTACGTACATCAGCAAACAAGACTGCTCTTAACATGGAAGAGAACTTGGATAACCCACAAGCTCAAGCCCCTGTCGTTAAAGCTACCGATGTAAAACCTACCAAAGAAGTAGTTACTTCTAAGGCCCCTACCGTGAAAGAACAAATTATTGAATTGGTGAAAGAGTTTAGCTCCGCCTCAAATGACCGAGACAAGTTAGCTGCTGCTGACTTATTGGTAGAATTACGTGGTAGAGAACGTAAACCCTGGGCTGCACTTGGTGTTAGTAGCGAGATTGTACATGCTATTGCTAATATTCGTAGCTTAAAAACTAAACCCGACCTAGTTAAAAAAGAAGTTAAAGCTAAGACTGTGAAGTCTAAGCCTGCTGGTTCTAGTAAACATGCCAATACCATTCGTGGTTGGCTCAATGATTCTGGTATGTCTGACTATAGTAAAGCTCACTCTATCCATGACCTTAAACGTTCTGCTAAGAAGTCCTATGTAGCACTTGGGTTAACAGAAGAGGAATGCAAAGCTATTGACAAGCTTAAGCATCATTTGAAGTAACTGTTCAAGAACCCTCAGTTGAAATATACTGAGGGTACTTTCTAAGGAGAACACTATGAACTGGCACGATTACTTCACTTATGATAATGGAAACCTTATCTGGAAGGTTGCACTTAACCGAAAGATACAGGTTGGCAAGGTTGCTGGTTGTAAAAAGCCGAATGGTTATATCTACGCTACCATCAATGGTGGTAAGTATGCAGTACACAGGATTGTGTGGGAAATGCACAACGGCCCAATTCCTGAAGAAATGGAAATTGACCACAAATGGGGAATTCGTTGTGACAACCGGATAAGTGAATTACGCTTAGTTACTTCAACTGGGAACCATAGAAATATGGCAAAACGTTCCGACAATACTAGTGGCGTCACTGGAGTTACTTTCTGTAAGAAAAGACAAATGTGGAAAGCCTACATAAAGCAGTACGGTAAGTTAACCCATTTGGGTTATTTTGCTGATATTAACGAAGCAATTAGTAAACGTAAAGTTGCTGAAAAAGAATACGGCTTTAGCTCAAGGCATGGACTGTAGATTAGACACCATCGGTATGTAATACTGATTATATCTTTGAAGAGGAAATATACTATGTCTAACGTTTACCGTTCTAACCGCAAGGCCACTGATGATGACATTATTCGTATGAATGCTGTCGGATTATCTTTAGCAACTATTGCTAAAACATTGGGGGTACACCCCACCACAGTGACCTTACGGTTACGTTCTCTTAATATTGAACCTGCTGACACTCGTCGCACCTTCATGGAGAACGTTTTACGTCCCATGCCTACCCATGTAGCTGATTGGCTTGCAGAGCAAGTTGGGCCACAGTATGAGATTCGCTCTTACGTTCGTGACCTGCTCATGGAGGCTTATAATAAACGTCATCAACATAAAGAGAGTGCTCATGAGCGATTCCTTAAACGATACGCTGGTACAGACCAAACAATGGTTCAACAAGGCGGTACCAAACCCGACCCAGAAGAATATTAGTACCCAGATTGGTTGCCATCTAGAAGAAGTAGCAGAGATGCTGTCTGCTGTAACAAGTGATAACGCAGTACACGCTAAACAGATTGCAGCACTGACTCTATCTATTGATTTAGTGGCTAATCTTATAAAAGACGAAGGTGGTATCGTAGTAGTTGATTCAATAGATTTACTCGATGCACTGGCTGACCAGATTGTTACAGCAACCGGCGTCGGTACTTTCTTGGGGATGAATGTCCCTGGAGCTTTGGCAGAGGTCAATCGCTCAAACTATTCTAAGTTCGAAGATGGGGAACCAGTCTTCAACGAAAACAAAAAAGTCATGAAGGGTAAGGACTATACTCCACCCGATTTGACCCCTTACGTCTAACCCTCTTCGGAGGGTTTTTTACTGGAGAAGTGGATGTTTACTAAACCCACCAAATTACCCCTGAACCAGGGGCAAGAAGCAGTAGCTAAAGAGTTTTTTGACTTCCTTCTAGACCCCAATTCTACAGAATTTGGAATAAGTGGGCCTGGTGGTGTAGGTAAAACATTTCTTATGTCTCATTTAATTGATGATACATTGCCTGCTTATACAGAGACTTGCTACATCATGGGAGTCAAACCGATGTATGAAGAAGTAGTGATGACTGCTACCACCAATAAGGCAGCAGAGGTACTGGCTCGTGCTACAGGAAGACCAACCTCAACCTATCACTCCTTCCAAGGTCTTACTGTTAAGAATGATTTTAAGACTGGGGAATCCAACGTGATTCCGTCTAAGTCTTTCACAATCAAACGTAACAAGATTATCTTCATTGATGAAGCATCCATGATTGACCGTCAGTTACTGAAGTATGCTCGTGAAGGTACTCATAACAGTAAACTGGTATTCGTAGGCGATGCTGACCAGTTACTACCAGTAAAGGAAAGTAAGTCTCCTGTGTATTCAGGAAACATTCCAACCCATTACCTAACCCAGCAAATGCGTACTGATAATCCTGAGCTAAAAGCACTGCACCAACAATTACGTGATACTGTTGAAGGTAAAACAGGATTCTTACCAATCAAATGTGTACCTGGAGTAATTGACTGGGTAAGTGATAGTGAAATGGAGCAGCTTGTATTAGACCATTTCACTCAGGTAACAGACAGTCGCATTGTGGCTTATACAAATGACCAAGTTATTCGTTACAATAACTATATTCGTGAAGCTAATGGACATGTTGGCGAGTACAAGGTTGGAGAAAAATTAGTATCCAACTCAGCAGTAAAGCTTGGTGTAGAAGACCGACTTTCTATTGAACAGGAGTTGGAAATTATTGACCAAGACAGTGCTACACGAATGATTAAAGTAGTTGGTAACATTGAGTTAGAAGTAAGAGATTCCTCCATCAATACTGGTTATAGTGGCATCATCAGTGATGTACCAGTACCTACTGACCCAGATTACTTTAACCAACTGGTTAAATGGTTAGGTAAAGATAAGAACTGGGAACCATACTTCAGACTAAAAGAGTCTATTCCAGATTTACGTGCATTACATGCATGTACCGTTCACAAGTCACAAGGCTCTACTTACGACACCATATTTATTGATGCTACCGACCTCTCAAGCTGTCGCCAACCTGATATGGTTGCCCGTTTGCTTTACGTCGCAGTATCCCGTGCTCGTAAAAGAGTAGTGTTCTACGGTGAACTCGCTCAGAAATATGGTGGACTTACCTTCTAGGAGGATTTATGGAACAAATAGGTACCACAACAATTAATCAGATTGCTAACAGTAGCAATATTGTTAAGCACTTGTTTATTGCTGAACTGGCTCGTCTTGATAATGTACTAAACGGTATCATTGACCTTAACGATAAAATAAACGGTATTGCTATATCAGCAGGGTTCTTATATCAAGGTGAATTTTACCAACGGTCTAATGCATCTCAAACCCCAACTTGGGGGGAACGCATTACGCTTAACCCAGATTTATGGGGAAAGATGGATGGTTACCTTAAGTCAGCCAGCCGACTGATTATGGAAGTACACGTTATAAATCAGACGGTATATCGCCTGGTTCGTGGATGTTTAACCTATCAGGACGTTCGTGATGCTCTTCCAGAATGTCTGGTAGTGCAAGACCAAAGTGGTAATTATAAAAGCTTACCTCGTACTCGTGAGGCAGCTTGGACACTGAAAGGTGATGCTATGGCAATAAAACAATATGAGAAGATTTTACCTTCCATTGAGTATTATGCTGCTGCTCACCTAATCTTCTAGGAGTATGTATGCGTTACATAACTTCCCAAGAAACAGGTAAATATCCAATCGCAATTCTATCTCAGCAAATTCGCAGAGATGAAATGATTAAAACTTACCTGACTCCAGACCAGCTCAGTATGGAGGATTTTATCTTTATACAGTTGCACTCTGCACCTGGCAAAAAGAAAACTCCTGCTAAGGAAATGAAGGAGTTTATTGAAACAGAACTTCAGCAAGTACTGGATGATGCACAAACTCAGTACATAATCTGCACTGACTCCGATTACTTTAAAGTACTAACCAAACTACCTAAAGCAGAGGCTAACCTAGGTTACATATGTGATTCGGTATGGGGTGACCAAAAGGTAATCTATGTACCTAATTATAGACAGGTATTCTATGACCCTGCTGTAGTGAAGGCTAAGATTAAACAGGGAATGGATGCTTTACTTAATCACATACAAGGTCAGTATGCTGAACCAGGTAAAGGAATAATTGAGTTTGAGGCTTACCCTAAAACTACTGAAGAGATTAAAAACTGGCTAGACCAGTTATTAGAGATGGATAAACCTTTAGCCATAGATATAGAAGCCTTCGATTTGAAGCACTATAACGCAGGCATAGGCACCATTACCTTCTGTTGGAGTAAGACTCAGGGGATTGCATTCAATGTAGATTACGAACCAATAGAGGGGGCTACTCAAGCACCATTTGGTAGACGTAATCGTAATGACATTGTTCGTAATCTGCTCAGGGATTTCTTTATTAAGTACACCCAGAAACAGATGTATCACAACATCAGTTATGATGCTTATGTACTAATCTACCAGTTATTTATGAGTAACCTTTTGGATACAGAAGGGCTTTTAAATGGTATGAGTGTCATGCTGCGTAATTGGGATTGTACTAAGTTAATTACCTACCTAGCTACTAATAGCTGTGCAGGTAATCACCTAAGTCTAAAAGACCAAGCTCAAGAGTATGCTGGTAACTATGCTCAGGATGATATTAAGGATATCTGCCGTATACCTAACGAACAGTTGCTTCGCTATAACCTAATTGATGGTTTATGTACTTGGTACACCTATGAGAAGCACTGGAATACCGTTATCGCTGATGACCAGCTTGGGGTATACAACGATATCTTTAAACCAGCATGTGAAGATATTATTCAGATGCAGCTTACCGGTATGCCCATGAATATGGATACGGTAAATGAAGTTGCTAAGGAAATGGAGAATGATAGAAATCAGGCCCTAAAAACCCTTAGTAACAGCATGTTGATTAAAAACTTCACACTGGAACTTCACGAAGATTGGGCAGTAACAAGAAACAGTAAGCTTAAGGTTAAACGTGTAACTGCTGAAGAGAGTCCTGTAGTTTTTAACCCTAACTCTGATAAACATATACAAAAGTTATTATTCTCGAACTTAGGTTTACCAGTATTAGGGCTTACTAAAAGTAAGCAACCCGAAACTGGTGGGGATACCCTAAAGGCTTTACTCAACCATACTAACAATTGTGAAGTGAAGGAAATACTCGGTGCCATTATCGACTTTAAGCTAGTAGATAAAATTATTACTAGTTTTATACCAGCTTTTCGTAATGCCCAACCGGGGCCGGATGGATGGCACTATCTATTCGGAAACCTTAACTTGGGTGGTACGGTGTCCGGTAGGCTATCTGCTTCAGAACCTAAATTAGATTGGGTTCATTAAACCATGTGAATTCAGGGGAACTCCTATAAGGACAATCCTGAGCCAAGTCAACCATATCTGCCTTAGGAGGCACATGATGGATATTAAGAATCTGTATGACAATACAGACCTTTCCCAAGCAGAAATTGCTAAACGTTTGGGCATTAGCTACAAGAAAGTGTCTAAATACGTTATGGAAAATTACAGCAAAGATTATCGTACAAACCGTAATGCTAAATCTTACAGACGTTCTAAATTGGGTGGCAATAACCCAATGACCGGTAAGTTTGGAGATAAGCATCCCGGTTACGTAGGGGAAGTATCAGACAGTAAAGGTTACCTCATGGTTCTAAAACCAGAATGGTATACCGGGCGTAAACGGAGTAAGCATGTATTCTCTCATCACGTAGTTGTGTGTGAAGGTCTACAAATTACAGAAGTGCCTAAAGGCTGGTGCGTTCATCACTGTGATTTCAATCCATATAACAATGACTTTGGAAACTTAGTATTGATGTCTTTAACCGACCACGTTCGGTTACATGCATCATTGAAAGGTGCAACGACTATCTCGAAAGAGAGTACACTCAAGTGGGTGGAAGCGCATGGTACGCCTTGGTATTTGGCGTAATGATATAGTCTGCTCTATACGGTAACGTATAGCTGGATTTAATTCCGGGCAGGAATTAACGAACCCTGCTGAACACAATGAATCTGCAAACCATTCCATCCGGTAGTAAGTATGCTAAGAAGATTAAACGATGCTTCCAAGCACCCCCTGGATGGATATTCTGTGGCCTTGATTTTGCATCACTTGAAGACAGAATATCTGCACTAACCACCAAAGACCCTCAGAAACTTAAGGTATACATGGGACTGATAGTGTATTGCGTTACCATCGACGGGGTTGACCATCATATCCGAGACGATGATACCATTGTCTATGATGGTAAAACATTTACCGGAGAGGAATTTTATAATGCCTACACCAATAGCCTACTTTGAGAACCGTTACCTGATTTCAGAAGATGGTTCCATCACTAACCTAGCTAGCAATTCTCCACTCAAACCTACAGTAAATCCTAATGGATACCTTAAGGTAGGCTTGGCAAATGGGGATGGGTCACACCAACAGGAACTGGTTCATATTCTGGTAGCTAAACACTTTATTCCCAACCCCTACGGGTACAAGTATGTAAATCACTTGGATGGTAATAAACAGAATCCTCACAAGGATAATCTGGAATGGTGTACAGCAACTCAGAATTCAGAGCATGCCCTAAGTACTGGATTGCGACCAGGATATATGTCTGCCGACGACAAAGAGAAATATCTATTTGAAGTACTGGGTGGAAAACAAGTAGGGGAACTGGCTCAGGAAACGGGCAGACGTGCGGAGACACTACATAAAATGCTCAGAACCACTGCTGACAGACTTGGTGTCCGTTATAAGTGGGATGAGGTTATGAGGGGGAATCGCAGAGATGTCGCAATACGACAACTTGCCAAAATCAACCCATGATTTCACTGGCAAAAAAATAGAATCTGTAAAAAAGATAGGTAGTTCAACTGGCTACGACGGACACAGTCTTCGTGCTTTTGCTTACTTCGGTGAGCAGATGCCAGACATAGTAGACACAGTTGAGTCCATTAACTCCATTCAAGAGAAGCACAAACACTTGCGTGGTGACTCTAAAGCCCCAACATTCTTGCTTACCTATGGTGGCACGTATATGGGCTTAATGAAAAACTGTGGATTTACCGAAGAGAAGGCCAAGCTAACCGAGCACCGTTATCACGAACTCTACGTGGTAAGTGATGCTTGGGTACAAGCCAAACTAGACGAGGCTGCTAAAACCGGCTACGTAACTGCTGCATTTGGGTTGAGAGTGCGTACTCCTTTACTGGCTCAAGTATTACGTGGGACATGTAAGACCCCATACGAAGCAGAAGCTGAGGGTAGAACGGCTGGTAATGCTTTAGGGCAAAGCTGGTGTCTACTGAATAACCGTGCTGGTTCAGAATTTATGCGTAAAGTCAGAACCAGTGAATACAGGTTGGATATTAGACCTAGTATTCATATTCATGATGCACAGTATTTCATGATACGTGACAACATGGACACATTGCAGTTTACCAATAAGCATTTGGTAGAAGCAGTTAACTGGCAGAACCACCCCGATATAATGCATCCAGATGTTGGTCTGGGTGGGGATTTATCTTTGTTCTACCCAACATGGGCTAACGAGATTGTTATACCAAATCACGCTAAACCTGATGATGTACTATTGACAATTAAAAAGGCATTCACATGACCAAGAAAGATAAAGTAGCAATGCACCACTGGATGGTGTCAGCTCAAGTAGTATTTACTAATAAAGATGCATCCGATGGTGGAGCAGTTCCAGTTAATGCTGTTCTACTCACCAAAGAGCAGGTAGTAAATGCTGCTAGCTTAGCCCAAGCACAACGTTCCATTACAGCTAATTTACAGGAACGTATGCAAGACCCAAATATGGGTATTGTAGATATTGTGTTCCTTGGTTTTAGCTATCTTGGGTTAATGACCCAAGAGGAATTCAATCCAGGCAATCAGGTAAAACCGGGGATTTAATATGTCTAACCTGTCTGGTGGATTAAACAGCTATTATGTTGTTCAGATTAATAACCCCCAACGTAAAGAGCAGGCTCCCTATCAGGCAGAGTGTGAGGATATTATCCAAGCACTAGGCATGACCTTCGATGAAGGTTGTGCCTTCAAAGCCTTATGGAGAAATTCTGCTAAACGACAAGGTAATGGTAAACCCGGTAACACCCACCTATACGATGCCGAAAAATTATGCCATTACAGTAAAAGAATCTTATCTAAAGAAAGGGTAGATGCAGAAACTGCTGGGATTATAAGAGGTAATATGCATGAAAGTAACTAACGAACATGACGTATCCCTAGCATTGGCTGTATGGCTTTTGTATGACGAGTATGACTATGTGGATAACCCGAAATACATTTCGGCTACCACATTGCTTAAACCGTTAAAACAAATTGTCATGAAACATCGTGTAAACTTCTCAGAACAAAGTATTGATGTGATGGACTTCACAGCAACATCTATGGGTTCTGGTCTGCATGATTCCATCGAAAAAGCTTGGCATAACGGTCATAAAGCTGCATTGAAGAAACTGGGGTACCCTCAGAGAGTAATTGACGCAGTGAAGATTAACCCTACCAAAGAAGACTTCATTGCTAACCCTGACCTAATCCCTGTTTATATTGAACAGCGTGGCACTCGTGTTATCAATGGCTGGACTGTTGGGGGTAAGTTCGACATCGTGACAGAAGGTCTTTTACAGGACTTTAAGTCAACCTCAACCTATTCTTGGGTTGCTGGTTCCCGTGATGAAGAACATAAAATGCAAGGTAGTATCTATCGTTGGATTCACCCCGATAAGATTAAAGAAGATGTTATTCGTATCAATTACATCTTTACTGACTTCATGAAGTACATGGCAGCAAATAATCCTAAATATCCTGCACGACGCATTATGCATAAGGATATACCGTTATTGTCAGAGGAGCGTACAGAACAGTGGATTGCTAATAAACTAGGCCTTATAGATAAGTACTGGGATGCACCAGAAAGTGAAATCCCCGAATGTACTGACGAAGAGCTATGGCGTAGTGACCCACAGTTTAAGTACTTCTCTGACCCAACCAAGGTAGATGTACCCGGAGCCAGAAGTACTAAGAACTTCGAAGACATGGCTTCTGCTAGAATTTTCATGGCTGAAAAAGGTGGCAAGGGTGCAATCAAAGTCGTGGAGGGACAGGTTAAACGCTGCGAGTATTGTGCTGTAGCATCAATTTGCAAACAGAGAGAACGCTATTTCCAATGAAATTAATACCAATTGAGGTGTACCAACAGGCGACATTAGAGTTGTCCTATGACCCCACCTCTCATAGTTGCATACGAAAAAACGGGAAAGAAGTTGGAACCCTCGATGGTAAAGGTTATTGGTTAGTACGCGTAGGTAAGGGCAAAGGAATACTGCTCAAATGCCATAGAATGGTATGGTTCTTACACCATGGAACCATACCATCCCTCATAGAGCACAAGGACAGAAATCCGTCGAATAACCTTATTGATAATTTAAGGGAAGCGACTGAATCTCAGAATAGGTTTAATACGCCCAAGCATTGCGATAATACATCAGGTGCTAAAGGTGTGTTTTGGTGTAAGAAAACCTCCAAATGGATGGTTAAGGTCTGTATTAACTACAAAACTCATTGGGGAGGCAGACACGCCGACCTAGATACTGCTATTGCAGTAGCTACCGAATTACGTAACAAACTTCACGGAGAGTATGCAAACCATGTATGACCTGACTGGGGTGACCCACCACCCTGCTATAGAAGAAATAGTGGATGTTCTTTGTAATCGAACTCAAAACAATGACCGGGGATTCTTCCAAGTCGAGGTAGCCTATTTTCTGGCTAAAATGGCATCCAGTATGGGTGCAACCATTGTCACTAAAGACCGTGGTGACTTACCAGTCAACATTTATGCTATGGCATTAGCAACGTCTGGCTTCGGTAAAGGTCACTCCGTAAATATTATTGAAGATGGATTTATGACTGGTTTCCGTAAACGGTTTATGGAAGACACGATGCCAGTTATATCTAACGACCGTCTTTGGAAAATTGCAAACGAACGTTCAGCCCGACAAGGGACTGACCAACAGGAAGAATTCGATAAAGTAGAAGCTGAGTATAAACGTGCTGGTGCATTTCCGTTCACATTTGACTCAGGTACCCCACCTGCTGTTAAACAATTACGCCATAAACTTTTAATGGCAGGTTGTGGTTCTATTAACTTACAAATAGATGAAATTGGTTCTAACTTGTTAGCCAACGTCGATGTGTTGAACTTATTCTTAGAGTTATATGACCAGGGTAAGGTTAAGCAGAAATTGACTAAGAACACTGCCGAAAGTCAGAGGGGGGAAGAACTGGATGGCAAGACCCCAACCAATCTGCTTTTATTTGGTACCCCAAGTAAATTACTGGATGGTAGTCAGACTGAAGACCAATTCTATGACTTCTTGGATACAGGCTATGCTCGCCGTTGTTTATTCGCCATTGGGCAAGTAGACCGTAAAGCATATAACACCTTAACTGCTGAAGAGATTTATCATAATTTAACCAAGCAGGATAATACTGCGGCTGTAAGCAAATGGGCTAATAAGTTCCACGACCTAGCAGACCCGAACTTATTCGGTTTTAAAATGATTGTCGAAGATGCAGTAGGAATCGAATTGATTGTTTATAAGATTGCCTGCGAACGCTTAGCTGAAGGTATGGCAGACCACGAAGAAATTCGTAAGGCTGAGATATCTCATCGTTACTTTAAGGCACTAAAACTTGCTGGAGCACTAGCATTCGTAGACCAGAGTTCATATGTAGAACTGATTCATTTACGCCAAGCTATTCTTTTGGTTGAAGAATCTGGTGCAGCATTTCAGATTATCCTTAATCGTGAAAAAGCTTACGTGAAACTGGCTCGTTATATTGCATCAGTAGGTAAAGAAGTTACTCATGCAGACTTACTGGAGTCACTTCCGTTCTATAAAAGTGGTAATGCGGCACGTAATGAAATGATGACGTTGGCAACAGCATGGGGATATAAGCAACACATCATTATCAAGAAATCATTCAATGAAGGTATTGAATTCTTTCGAGGTGAAACCCTGAAAGAGACTAACCTTGATGAGATGATTTTGGCCTACAGTGATAACTTCGCTTACAACTATGAACCAGTGAAAGCACCATTTGCTGATCTTGGGGAACTAGCCACTGCTGGGGGAGTTCACTGGATTAATCACCACGTTAAGAATGGACATCGTTCTGAAGAAAACGTGATTGCAGGCTTTAACATGATTGTTATTGACTGTGATGGTGGGGTTCCATTAAGTACGTGCCAGGAACTTATGAAAGATTATAAGTTCATGACTTATACCACCAAACGTCATACTGAAGAAGAGAACCGTTTCCGACTCATTCTTCCAATGAATTATGAACTACAGCTAGATACCGAAGAGTATAAAGAGTTCATGAATAACGTAATGGCATGGTTACCATTTGAAACAGACGAGTCTGCTAATCAACGGGCCAAGAAATGGATGTCTTGTGAGACAGGTGAGGTATTCATGAACTCGGATGCACCATTACTTGATGTTCGTGATTTCATTCCCCGAACCAGTAAAAATGAGCAATTCCGAAATCAGATGAAGGAAGTTCAATCTCTGGATAATCTGGAACGTTGGTTTGCTGGACGTATTGCATCCGGTAATCGAAATAACCAGATGATTAAATACGCACTGGCACTACTAGACAGTGGTTGGGATTTTAATCAGATTCAGAAATCCGTAATGGAATTCAATAAGAAATTATCTAATCCATTACCAGACGATGAATTAAATTCCACTGTATTAGTAACTGTGGCAAAGAAGTTTGCTAATAGTAAATAAGTAAAAGGGAGTCTTTCTTTGGTTTGAAGGACTCCCATTTAACTGAGGAATAGAAATGTCCGAAGAATTAATTGCTAATGACATGAACACTCAGCTAGTCCTAATTGCAGGATTCTCAGCTAGTGGTAAGTCAGCATCATTACGTAATTTACGTAACCAAGAACGCTGGTTCTATTTGAACACGGAAGCAGGTAAACGATTACCATTTCGTAATAAGTTCAAATCATTCAACATTGAAGACCCTTACCAAATCTGGGAAGCATTTGATGCAGCATCCCCAGGTGGGCATATGGCAAATGAAATCGATGGTATTATCATTGACTCAGCCACCTTTATGATGGATATGCTGGAATCTCAGTATGTACTTCCGTCAGCAAACACTCAGAAGGCTTAATTTTAAGGCCCGTTAATCAGTAATGGTTAATGATAACTGATTGAATTCAGGGAAACCCCAAACGTAAAGACGTGGGCAATCCTGAGCCAAGACTTATGTTTTCTCCGGCTATTATTTGACGGAGTTACAAAATGAGTAAGAAACGTTTCGGTAATGAGTTACACCCACTGTATACAGTGTGGTTAACCATTAAGCAGAGATGTACAAATCCAAAGCACATTAGTTATCAAAACTATGGAGCAATTGGAATTACCCGTGCAGAAGAGTTTAGTGACTTCACTGTATTCGCTAAGTATCTGGAAGAGTTACCTGGATACTCAGACAGATTAATTAAAGGGCTTACATTAGATAGAATTGATGGAAATAAGGGTTACATCCCAGGCAATTTGAGGTGGGCTAGTAGAACCACTCAAGCCATTAATTCAAGAAAGCGTAAGACAAGCAAGGCTACCTACTTAGGCATTGGTTTAAATACAACTAAGCAGAAGTGGTCTGCAAGAATCTGTAATGGTAATGAAAGAATATTTGTAGGTAATTTTGACACAGAGCTAGAAGCCCTGGATGCCAGAAATAACTACATACTCACTCATGGGTTGCCTCATGCAATCCAAAAACATAAGTAAGGTGCAACGACTATTCCGAGAGGAAGTAGGGCAGAAGCTAATGCTGCTCGAAGCAGTCAGCATCCTAGTGCTAAGGCATGGATGAAGATATAGTCTGGACTGCATGGAAACATGCAGACGCAGGTAAAGCTGCTGGGGGTACGGTTGCGTGTACTCTTGAACATATCGTGGGGTGATTTTGCACAGTTCTTCAAGGTTCTGCTTCAGCAGAAAGTCGTTAAGTTTAATAAGCCTGTAATTGTTATTGCTCATGCCAAAGATGAACTGGATGAAGCAGCAGGTGTTATGAAGACGTTTATTCCGGTGAAAGGTTCACTGAAGAATAATGGCATTGAAGCTTACTTCTCAACCGTAGTGTATGCAGAACGTGTAGACATTAAGGAACTGGAGAAGTATGGCAATAAGATGTTGGATATTACGGATGAAGAACGTGACTTAGGCTATAAGCACGTATTTCAAACTCGTCCAACTAAGAAGTCGGTAGGTAAACGTCTTCGTTCCCCAATGGGCATGTTCGAAAAGTCAGAGACTTTTATTGATAATGACGCCCAGAAACTGCTCGACCACTTGGCTGAATATTACGCTTAAGCGTTTGCCTGGTTGTTAATAACTTATTAGGAAAAACATTATGTCATCACTGTTCGGTAAACTAAAAGAACAAACTCAAAAAGCTGAGAAAACCCAAGACAATCTGGGTGGTAGTTTCGGTGCTAAAGAAACTGATATTTATACCGGTAATGTCAAAGTTGCATATGTCGGTAAAGCTGACTCCGGTGCAGACTGGATGCAAATTATTATAGAAGATATGAAGAACTCTGACGGCATTGCTGCTGGTGAGTTACGTGCTCAAGTCTACTTCACTTCTGGTAAGGAAAAAGGCAATAAGCCTACTTACGAGAAGAACGGTAAAGAATACTATCTACCAGGATTCACTGTCATTAATGACATGATGCTGTTAGCAACTGGTCAGGAACTATTCGAAGCTGATTTCGAAGAGAAGATTGTTAAAGTCTACGATTTCGAACAGAAGGCAGAAATCAATAAATCTGTCATGGTTCCAATTGAACTCATTGGTCAGGAAGTTACCTTTGCTCTGGAAAAAACTATCGAATCTAAACAGTCCAAAGGTGACGATGGTAAGTATCACGATAATGGGGAAACCCGTGAAGTGAATGAAATCCAGAAGCTGTTCCACCCTGAGTTACTGGTTACAGTAGTAGAAGCTCGTGAAGCTGAGGCTGCTGAGAAAGAACTCACCAAGGAACTGGCTGTGTTCTATCCTGCATGGTTGGAGAAGAACAAAGGCAAAACCCGTGACAAAACTACCGGTGGTAACGGTAAAGGCGGTACTCCTCCTAAACCAGGTGCTGGTAATTCTGCTTCTCCGGCTGGTAGCAAATCACTGTTCGGTAAGAAAGCTTAATGAAAATCCCCGTACTAGGCTGTGACCCAAGTTTAAGTAACTGGGGATTAGCACGGGGAATGCTTGACCTAGAAACAGGTATTTTTGAAAACGTAGAACTACTCCTAATTGAAACCAAACCAGATGACACTAAGCAAGTCCGTCAGAACAGTAAGGATATAAATCGCTGTGAAGAAATTGCTAGTGGAGTACAAGAATGGTTCAAGTGGGCAAAGGTAGTTTTCGTTGAAGTACCAGTTGGGTCACAGAGTGCCAATGGAATGAAATCATACGGTGTATGTGTTGGCATTCTGGGTGCATTTCGTGCAACAGGGGTTCAGCTAATTGAGGTGAATCCAAGTGAGAACAAACTGATTCTCACAGGAAATAAAACAGCATCGAAGGATTCGATGATTAAATCTGCAACTGCACTCTATCCTGATACTAACTGGTTAAGAGATGGGAAAGGTAAACTGCTCAATAAAAATGAGCACTTAGCAGATGCCATCGGTGCTATTCATGCAGGGGTATTAACCCCAGCATTTCAAACAATTATGAAATTGTATTCAAAGGTATAAACCATGCAAATTACTTTGAACCAAGCTGAAGTAGAACAGTTGGTACAAGCCCACATTGATACTCTAGTTGTTGTAACTGGGGATGCTCATGTAACTTTCAATGATGATGGTACTGTACTAGTCACTATCAACGAAGAGGCTGTCTCAGACGATAGTCCACCCGTGGTAGAACGTAAGCGTCGACAACGTCGTAATGCTGCCGAAGCTAAACACGTTCCAGTTGAAGCTAAAGAAGCATTGACGGGAAACGAAATCCAGACTTCTACTGGTGGAGTGAGCGAGAATTCTACGCAGGAAGCTGAACAAGCTACCAAAGTGGAAGCAAAAACAGAACCTACTCAGGAACTGGAAGAAGAAGAAGCTGAGGCAGAAACTGTCACAGAAGAAACAGTAGTAGAGGAAGTGGTTCAAGAGAAAGTGGAAGCAGAGAAACCTGCAACTACTAAACCATCTCTGTTCGCTGGCCTCAAACGTTAATCTGGTAGGTGGCTCAAAAGCTACTGCTAGGTGTGGTAGTGTTTATCATTCTGATGTTACTACTGATTAGGTTGATAGACGTGTCGGCTCCATACATAGCATTTATCATCACTGTACTTATCCTTTGGAAGTGCAGTGGTAAAGACAGTGGTGGCAAGCCGCCAGATTAGCAACTAGTGGGCAGGAATACTCTCCCCTGCCCACTAACCTTATTAATTAAAATATGAACCAGTGTAGTAATTACTAAGGTTAATTTAGGGATAGATATGTTTAGTGTTAATGCAGGTATAGAATACTTAGATTCACTGGTATCTTGTGAGCTAGCTATGATGATGGCTATTAAGTACAAGGAACCAGTGGATTCAGCAGTTAAACGTTGTGCAGCAATAGTTTCGGCTCGTTGTACTAATGAGAAGAACAAACAAGTCTTTTCTCGGCTTAGTAATGATAATTTGCCTGCCGTAACTATTTACCAATTCAGAACTATGCTAGATGAAGAATTAAGTAAAAATTAATTGATTGAGCAGATAAGTTTTTAGTATAAAGTAGTTCTTGGGGAGTTAGTTAACGGGTAAAGTACCTGACTATTAATTAGCGATATTGGGGTTAAAACCCAGTTGAAGCAACCAAATGTAATCACTAGAGTGCTTGCGCTGTGAAGCTAGTGATTATACATAGAGCAGCAACTCTATAATCAGATGAACAAGACCTATCCCGGTGTAGCGATACGGTGCGGGTGTAGCTGGAGAGATGAGTATGGTTATCCAGCAGGGTACGGGGTTAAAACGAGGCGTCATCACCAACACGCCTATTGTCATCATCCGATAGGTACGCAGGTTGCACCTGCACTATTAAACATTCTATCAAAGAGTACATTTACTGGGGAGATGGAAAAGCTTTCTTCTTAACCATTCGAGCGAGTGTACTCTTTGATAGTTTTCGTAAGCGATTATGCGGTTTTTTAGAAACGAACCATTAACATAAATGCAAACGATAATGTTGTTCTGATGGCGGCGTAATAGCCTATAAGTCAGTCAGGAGTGAGTCGTCCTGGTAATCAAACGACCGTGGTGTGACCCCTACCATGTATTAGCTAAGGGGTATCATCAATGACCAGAGTAGCATGAGGCAAATGCGCGGTTAACTACCGAGATTAGGGTTCTAATCCCTAGATGGTCTAAGTCCAGACGATATCTGAGTGACTTAAAAAACAGATGGGAGCCAGTGTAAGCCTGGCAACTTTTCCAGGTCATCGACTCTTAGGTGACGTCAATTTGTGAGATACTAGCTCTTGATTATAGGTTAAGCCCGAATGAGTTTGGTTGATGTAGCCATGACCTGATTGGGTGGTTCGATTCCTTCCCCTGGAACCATTTAATAGTAGCTCTGCCCCAGAAATGGGTATCGACTGTATAGTTAAGCAACAGAGTTACTATTAAATGGTAAATTAGTAATTAACCATATAACAATGAACTAGATTATTAAGAATCGCTTCACGGAACACTCAAATGTGGGTTGTTATTCTAACCGTAGGAGTGTGGGTAAGAATCCCACTAGGTTCACCCAATTTGACGAACCAGTTGGTTACTGGAAGATACTTACCTATCACTGAGTAAGCTGGGCATTGACCACCAGCCGTCAAATCTATTTAGCAGTAACATAGTCCTGATTGCATAGCATCCTAAAGGCATAACTGGTAAGACAGTCCAGTAGCTGCTAATATAAGTTCATACCCCCGACAAGGTGTATGTAAGTGAAGTTAACACTTAAAAATACAAACTGAAAATATTACCCTTGTAGCGATACCATCAATCTCATGGGTAAACAGTACTAAGCCCCCTAGTTACTTAGGGGGCTTTTTTATTTATTCTGGGGGATTACCAGGATTGTTTGGTACATCTCTATACTGACTAACTATAGCAATAACCTTTGCTGCTATACGCTTAGCTATTTCAATTTGTTGGGTATTTAAACTACCCGTAGACATAACAGACATAACACCAGTTAGACTACCCAATGCTTTAAAGTCATTGAATGCTGACGACATAATAGCTTTTTGGGTATACTTGTTAGGGTCATCCAGTATAGCTTGTGCTCTATCAGCTAAATTATTCGCCAGTATTTGTATTGGAGTCGGCATCTTCTATAGTCCTATTGTTTGTGGTTTCAGGCCATGGGCTTATAGCTTCCCTTGTAACTGGTTTTACTTCATCAAGTCCTAGAAAAACATTTGCAAAATTAAGTGCAAAACCAGAAGCATCACTTACATACACATGCATCCTGTCTAAATCTATTTGAGTAACCATATTTGGTGTTATTGCTATTCGTTGTGGATGAAAGCCGACATACATTACACTAATAGGTTTTTCTAGTGTCCCTTGGTTCGGTGGAATAATGCCCATAATCCAACAAAAATAGGCTTTATTTTCCCCTAGAGATTCACACCCAGCATTAATCCAGTTAACTCTATTGTGAGGAAATGACATAGAAGAGTCGGTAGCATCTTTACGTAATTTCCAGTCAAGACCACCAATATTAATTAATGCTTTGGGGTTCATACCACTAAACTGGGTTACGCCAGCACTTACCATAGTATTTTGCATATCGGCTTAGTCCTTATTTCATCTTAAGAGCATAAATACAAGCGGCTGATAAATCAGTAAGCTCCTTGCAAATATGCTCCTCAGAGTTGGTTTGAATTGCATCTAACAATTCATTCATCTCCAACTGAACAATTTTTAAAGCACCTTCTCTAGAACCAAGATGATTAACCCAGGTTTGAGGATGGTATTCTAGTCGTTCAGAGACGTCCACTAATTGAGGATGCTTATCTGAGTGGCTATCTTTATAGTGATGGTGATGCACATGATGGTGAACTACACCACCAGATTCATCTTCCCCATCATCCACATCTTTGCGAATAAAAAGCTTCATAGAAACCTCCTATTAGCAGCAACCAGTAGGTGGTGTTGGTGGAGTAGGAATTTTAAAGTTAACCAATTGCTCTACTTGATTAATCTTACAATTCAATTGAGCAGTCTGTGCTGCTTGAGACAGAAGTAGATTCTGTTGAGCAATCTGATTCTTCATGTCACAAATTAGTACAGCCTGGGAGTCAGCAAATTGTTGTCTCATCAAATCACGAGTCTGATTGGATTGTCGTTCAATGTTTAAGTTAGTTTCACAGCAGCATCGTTCAGCAGCTAACTGAGCTTGGAAATTGCGTTCTGCCGCAGCACGGTCTGCCGCACCAATAGCATTAATAGTAGCATTACTAGTTTGAAGGATAGAGTTATTAAGACCAGCAAAACCTTGAACACCAGTAAGCAGATTCTGTTGATTTTGCTGAGTAACCATATTTAAAGTTTGGTTATTAGCAGCCCAAGTGGTGCTATTGTTATTTGCAGAAGCATTTGCAATAGCTAGGTTAGTATTGCCTTGCCCCTGTACTACATTAAGACCAAGGTTATTAATACTAGTCTGAATGGTATCAATATCAGATACCAGAGCTGTAGTAAGCATACCAGCAGCAGTACCTGCAATAGAGATTGCAGCATCTGCACCAGAACTACCAGCAACTACAGTAGGGCTTCCACCCCAACCACCAAATCCGCCCAGTCCACGACCTAGAAGAGCACCTAGGCCACCACCAACTAAACCACCTATACCAGCAGCTCCAGCTTCACCACCAAAACCACCAGTAGGGAGTAGGGTCATATCCGCCATAGTATTTACCTTTTTGTTGAGCGAACCAATTGTTCGCACAAATAGTCTGATATATTTTTATGGTCTACGATATACCTTAAGGTACATGTTATGGATAGGCGTTATTGTGAATGCTGTGGAACACTTTTGTATAAATGCCCAGAGTGTGGTGAATGGTTTGTAAAAATTAGAGTAGACCAACTATTATGCAAGCCCAGGTGTAGGCAAAGGAGGTGTAGAAAAGAAAAACATCCAAAATAATTACCCGTGTAAGTCATTAATAGTTTAGTAATTTTAGAAAAAAGTGGAGAAATAAATGCAAGTAACTAAAGAGTTAATCGAATCACGTATAAAGAGCAAGTACTTCTTTAATCTAGGTGATGCTGTATCTAATGTATGTAGTGTTGTGGATTCCGATAAAATTCGTATGTCCTTGGTTACCAAGTGCGTACTTGTACTAGAAAATGGATTCGTTATTGTAGGTCATTCGGCATGTGTTGACCCCAATAACTATGATGAATCTATTGGGCAAAGCATAGCATACGAAAACGCTGTTGATAAAATCTGGGGATTGGAGGGTTATGTCTTAGCTAACGCTATGGCAGAACAAGCTGAAGCAGCAGATTTAATAGCATCCTTGAGTGAGGATGACTGTGAAGGTTGTAAAATTTAGATAAATAAAAGCCCCTCTTGTTGAGGGGCTTTTTTAATTTATTAGTTAACTAAGTTCATCCAAGGATTAAGGTTATGGGCACGTAAGCCCTGACCGAAGCCAAAGGAGTAACTAAGTCTACCATCAGCACCTACTGCTAACAGGTTATCTTGTAATGGCAGACCTACATTACCAAACATGGTAGGAGTTGGTGCCATTACAGCTAATACTGAGTGTACTGGATTATTACGAATCATGGACATGGCAACTTTAACAGAACGGATTTTAAAGTTGTAGAACCACATCAGACCCATACTTTCCATATACCCACGGAAACGACCTGGAAGACGGTCATAGTTAACAAACTCTTCTGTAACTCTACCTAAAGCTTGTTCATTAGTCTGTCCTTTACGCTTAGTCAATTCATCATAGATGATTGCTTTAGCAATAAAGTCAGAGTACTCAACAGTCTTCTGAATACCTTGGAAAAGTGCAGTATCTTTGGTAATCAGTGCGTAACGCCCTGCATTACGAACAGACCGTGGAAGTTTATCTGTTAACTTCTCCATATACTCATAGATTTTTCCTTGAGAGATAAGCAGGTCATCACGACCAATTCCTGCATCAGCAATAGAGGTGAACTCGCCTGCTTGCAGTAATGGCCATATGCTTAAACGCTTATGACTGTCAGTAATAGACTGAATTTCAGCCTTAAGTTTACGAGACTGATTAGGATTTTCAGAAGCACGTAATTCAGCCTCTGCATCAACCTGACGCAAACGAGTCTTAAGGTATTGGTTCAACTCAGAAGTTTTATGTGGAATCCCCTTAGCAATGTCTTTTACTGGCACACCACGAGCAACCATTTGGTATAGGTTAGCTGTGAAGTTAACAGCGGGTACAATAACAGATTTAACCACTATTAAGGTTTTGGCTTCCTTAACCAAGTTCTGAAGTCCATTCTCACCAGTCAGAAGGTATTTGTATGCCTTATTACCAAACACACCCACCATGGCTTTCTTGAAGGTATCTAAAGTCTCAGGTGACCAACGACTGTTACCTGTCCAAACATCACCAACAGAAGCTGCACGATAACCTAGAGCATCATTAAGCATGTCACGGCGTACCCAAAACTCATCATCACCAAAGAGTGTTTCAGCTTTCTGACGAGTCTCTGCATTCATAAGACGAAGTGCATCAGCAGTAACAGGGTCAAGTTTGGAACCAAGTAGATTCACATACTGGCTCTTATTAGAAGCAGATTCAGCAATGTCTTTCTGGTACATGTCATGCAAGTTTTCAATTAAAGCATCATTGAATTTCTGAGCCTTAGCCTCTTCAACTTGACGACCACGCCATACACCTATTGCACGAGCAAGGTTATCTGAACCAGCAATATGGGTAAGCATATTAGGGTCAATGGATTGTTCATAAGCAACAACACGACCCACAGTATCATAGATTGGCATTAGTGGTTCATTACCACTCTCACCTTTAGCTAGTGCTTTAGTGATACGGTCTACTGAAGGTTTATCTGTAATACGACCTGCAACCATAGTTCCCATAGTAAAGCCAGTACCCACGTCTACACCACCAGCAGTGTTACGAACGTTTTGTAGAATACCCTGGGAGTATGGAGCACGAGGAGCCACCGGGCTAAAGTAGTAACCACGACTACGTCCACGTTCAGCAGAGCTTCCTTGATAGCCTGCAATACGGGTAAAGGACTTAGCCAATAAGTCAGAGAAGTTACTATCATCTGCCACAATTAAGCTTACACCTTGCTTAGTGTCAGTTGGGATAGCACCCTTATAATGATTGATACGAGCACGGTCATCATTCTGTGCTTTACGTTGTTCTTCCACACGCTGACCTACTAAGTAGGAAGTAGAGAAGTCCATACCAACCGTCTCATTTTGAGCCAGGTCAGATAATATATCACGGTCTGATTTACTCATTGCTTCCAAAGAGTACAGGGTAATAAGCTTATCTAACTGAGCAACATCAACAGTAGCTTTAACGTTAGTACGCTCACCTAATAACTTAGAAATTGCTTCTGCATTACGAAGTAAATTATTACCCACAGTACCGTTAATCATGTACTGAGCCAGTTGCTTAGACTTACGCTGAATTAATGGCCAGTTACGGCCAGCTTGACCAGACAGTGCAGACTCTAGGTTATTAACCTCACGGTCAACATTCTTCTGAGAAGAAAGTAAGTCACGGATTTCTGCATTACTCATAGTATCCCTGAGAGCAGCAATATCAGTTTTACCCATACCGGTATGCATAGCCTTCCACTCAGAATCACTAAGTTTACGGGTGAATTTAGATGCAATAGTTGTAGGTAAATGCTCACGGAATTGTTGACGGTCAGCTTGCACTTGGGAGCGAACAGCCTTAATCATATCATAAATAGAGGCATTGCTTTTAGTACGGCCAACGATGTCATTGATAAGGTCATGGAACGGTTGCCATGCTTTACCTTGGTTCATTGCAGCCATAACGCCCTGTGAAACTTTCTCCCCATTCTTTTCAGTAGCTACAGCAGCAACTAGTTGAGCAGCATGAGCAGTTGCCTTAACGAGTGGGTTCTTAGTGTTCTGTGCAACAGTACGGGACTTATCTAATATCTCATCAGACAGTTTATCAATTCCATCCACGATGTACTGGTTAGCACGGTCAATAACAGAACCAGTTGGGTTAGCTACTGAGTCATAGAAGGATTGAGCCTTAAGACTGGATTCCATCAATGTTTGTGACAATGCATCTAAACCTTCCTGAACATTGGTTGCTTTATTATCACCAGCCACACGAGAATTAAGGCTAGCCATTGCAGAAGTACCTATATTAGTGAGTATAGCATCCACAGTATTACCAGATTTCTTATCAACCTTCATGACTGGCATATTAGCCAAGATACTACGGAATTGTTCATCAACCATAGATAAGCCCAAGAAAGTTGGTAGTAGAGATGAACGACCTTGGGCATCATATTCAATATTATTTGAGCCAGTAATAGTATTGAATTTTTGTTGTGCATAATAACGGTCAGCAGGGTTAGTGCTATCCGGGTCTGTCATGAAATCTTCTACTTTAAGATTCTTAGTAACATGGGTGTAATAATCTTGAGCACGAGTTATAGCACCCGGATGAATAGCAGTTTCTGTAGCCAATGCAGCAACTACATTAGTGAACAAACGTTGTTCTTGCATATTCATAGTAAAACCATGTGCTTGCACATCGCGAGTAACCTTAACTGCATTCACTACTGCATCAGAGAATTTACCTTTACGAACGTTCTGTTCTATTGGGGTATTACTCAAATAATCCGTAATCAAACGGTCAAAGGTTTTACCAAGCTCAGTAAGACGTTCATTATCACCATAAGCTTTGCTATGGAATAATGTTGAATCTTTAGCTACAGGAGCAACTGGTGGTTGTGTACGCATAACTACTGAAGAGTTAAACAGTAAGTTAGAGAACATATCCTCCCCGTTTGCTGGGGCACGTTTACGACCGAAGATTAATCTTTTAACAGCCTCATACACATTTTTAGCCATCTGAGTAAGAGAGGTAGTTTTCTTTTGCTTTTTAATCAGTTCACGGTTGGTCAGACCCCAAGCCATGAATTCATTCAATGCAGCAGATTTAGACATTGCTGGCTCAATAAAGCCATTGGACAGGTGACCATTAATTGTATCCAGTGCATCTGCATAAGCTTCACGCATCTCAGGAGTTTCTTTAGAAACATCCAGATTACGGAATTGCTCCATCAGACTTTCAATATTCTGAATAGAAGATGAAGCATCAGTGGTCTCACCTTGGTAGTGGGAAAGTACTGTCTCAAATGTAGAAGCATGAACTAGTTCATGAATCAGTGTTTCCATTGATGGGTTAACTAGATAAATGGTTTTGTCATTGAAGTTAGTCCATCCATAAACATTGCCCTCATTTGCAGCCTGAACATCTTCTGGTGCCGGACGCTCTAAGTTTTTATCTTGAGCATATTGGTCAACCTGATTGATATCCCCGTATATTACTTTGTAGTCTTTGGCTGCAAGTGATTTCTGTATCTCATTAAGGACAGCAGCTTGCTCAACTGGGAGGTTACTTTCTTTAGCCAGTTTAGTAATTGCTGTTTGAGACAGAACACGGACACCAGACTTAAGTGAGCGACCTACATTATCAAAGCCGGTATTCACTGGCTCCTGAGTAGATTCAGAAGCTTGTTTAGTCTTGCGTGATTCTAGTTCAGCATCGAACAGTTCATTTAACTTAGCAACTTGCTGGTCAATAGTCATACCCTCAAGGGATATCTGACCATTGTTAACGTAAGGAGAGCCAGCAGCAGCCATCTGGTCAACAGTTGTTTGCACTTGGTTCATTACTTTATGTCGAATATCTACACCCAGAGCAATGTTACGTAGGTTACGTTCAATACCAGCAGCAGCTACATGAATAGTGTCTGGTGTAGCACCTTCTCGTTGGTCAAACTCCAATGCAGACTTAGCAATAGCTTCTTGAGTTTCTTTAGACAGTTTAGAGAAGTCTACGTTCTTCATGAACTTAGAGTAGGAATCATAAACATTCTTAACTGGGTTACCCTGCCAAGAAGTGTATACAGCCTCATTAGCTTTACGACTTGCATCAGCAATATCATTAATACCAATGTTCATACCATCAAAGATTTTGAGAGTATTTTTAGGAGCACCTTTCATAGTTGAAAGAGTCTGCATCATCATACCGTCACCAGTACCAATCGTCATGAATGGAATACCAGCAACCCCAGCTTGTGATGGAGCATAAATGCTCATTGGTACACGCATACGGTCATCAAGGTTGGTAGCCAGAACCTGATTAGCAACATCAGTATTCTCAGAACCAGCAATGTAGAAGTTCTGCGAACCAGTCTCAATCATTGGGGCTAAATCAGACAGAGAAGCCTGAATATCATTTAATTCTTTCTGGGTAAGGAAATCACCTTTCTTCCATTCAGGGTCTTTAGCCTTTTCAGCTAGTTTTTCCTGAACAGCTTGCTGGAACATATCCTGAAGAACCAAAGATTGAATCTGGGTTGCTTTCTGAAGTTGTTCAGTAGAGTGCATCAGATTACTGCCTACAGTATTAAGGATACCTTCTCTCATTGGTTCAACGAAGAAATGCAACATGTTTTCCTGCAAGGCTTTCAGTTGGTCACCTTTAATAGTGAACTTCTGAGGGTCAATCTTACCTGAGATAATTGAACCAGTTTTCTCAAGAACAATTTGACCTTTACGAGTAGTAGGGATAGTACCCGTCAGTGCTTTCATGTTGTCAACGAAACGACTGAACATAGCATCAGCATCGACCTCAGAAGAAGCTTGCTTACCGAACATAGCCATAGCTGGGGAAATACTAGGGTTTTCTGCTTGTGCTTGCAGAACGTCACTGAAACGTTGGTAAATAGTGTCTGTAATTGCACTAACCATTTTACCTGCAATACCACGAGCACCTGCACCATATATGGTAATAGTCAAAGGATTCTTAGCAATACCACGTTTAAGTTCAAGGTTACCTTCCGAATTAATATTGTAGTCAGGAATGAATAAGTCCATAAGAGAGGACAAGTGATTCATCTGAGTATTAACAGCCGGGTTACTTGCATAGGTATTACGAAGACTAGTTAGAGCTGACTTAAGACCATTAGTAGATGTTTCATACAGGTCAACACTATCATCAACAGAACGATGCTCATTCATGGTTTTGCCTGGGGCACCAAAGAATAATCCACCCTTAGCTGTATTCCGTACCCAATCACTAGTGAATTTGCCACCAGTCATCAATACCATTGCATTAATTGGGCCATTAGTTACACCATCAGCTTCGACATACAGTGGGGTATTAAATTTGGATTTATCTTCAGCATTCTGATAACGGGCATACTCCATTAGAGCCATTAGAGCTACGAATGATTTATCACCACCTAATGCATTATTAAGAATATCAACAGAGTTCTCTGGCAAGTAACTTGTTTTATCGAAGTCAATCATCATATCTACAGCAGGTTTGAGCTTACCTTCTAATGCAGAAGTTAACTTTTCAGACATTACTTCTCGGCTCATATTGTGAACCTTAATGCCCAATGCCTGAGCTAAACCTACTTGGAAATCAGAGAAGGTTTGGGAGTTTTCATTAGACAAGTCAATGGTAGAGAATGTTGGAAGAATAGCTTCACGAACTAGTTTACTAGATTGTGGGTTGTTCTTACCTAGCATTTGCATACGACCAACACGGGTCATATTGTAACCATAATGAATTGGAGTTTCTAAGCCAGATTCTTGTGCTTTGATTTGGTCAACTAAACCAAATAAAGAATCATATGCCATAGATACAGAAAGGTTTTTACCTTCCAAAGATTTGGCAGTATTAATGTTCAGCAACTCAGGATTAAGTGTACCAGCACCCATAAGCTTAAGAATATTATCACGACCCATTGCTTCATAGAAGTTAACCATTGGTTCATGTACACGGAACTCTGTAGCTTGCTCTGCTTTAAGTGCAGCTTTCTGTTCAGGGGTATTCTTAACAGCAGGATTGCGTAACTGAGTTTGAGCAACAGAAGGTACATCATTACCAAAGTAAACCTTCTCTACTGGTTCAACAAGCACAGCTTCTTCAATAGCAGTAGGGAACTTATTAATTGGGTCAGCATCACCCAATTTAGTAATGGTATATAAACCCACAGTTTTATTAGAACTAGGGTCAATTTCTGACACATCTAACATAGACTCTATAACATCACCACTTTCTATAAATGCAGATAGAATCTCAGTAGCCATAGCCATTGGGATACCTTTGGTGTAACCAAGTGGTGCATTAGGATTACGACTCAATCCCCAATAAGATTCAATCTTCTGAGACAATGCATTAGTGGCCTCAACTAGTGTTTGAGCATTCTCGAAGGTTTCTAGTATCCCATCTGGTAGTAATGATTGGTCAATACCTGTAATAGCTGCAACATCTTTTGCATCTTTAATAGCAGTATTCTGAGTAGAAGTTAGTCTCCATTGAAGACCAGCTAATACAGCAGTCTCAAGAAGGGAGTCATTAAATTTAAATGAATCGCCATCTTGTTCAACAATGTTAAGTAACTTACCACCTACCCAACGGTTAGCATCAGCACCCTCAGCAAAACGTTTACCTACATTTTTAGTAGACAGGAACTTAGCTAAACGGTTACTAAGGATTTCCTTAATACCTTCACCATGCTGCATCAAATCTTTATAACGCCCAGCTACATCAGAAGTTAAGGCATTATTTTCTTTTTGAGTTAATGCTTCAAAACGTACAGAAGAAGTCAGTGCCTTACCAATGTCAGATAATGGAGACTCTGAACCAGTGGTACGAGACTTAGGTTCTTCTGGGAGAGAGAATGATTTAACAAATTGGTTAGGGGATTTCTCACTATTATAAACAGGGTAAGAAGCCTCAATACCAGTCTTAGGTTCAATTACTGGCTCTGCTTTTTCAGACTTAGTAGTAGTTACTTCTTCTGTTCTTACACTAGGCTTACCTACAGGAGCAGTATTATCTACCACTGTTTCTGCTTTAGAAGGTACAGTAGGGGTGGCCTCCTGAATAACAGGAGTTTCTTTAACCTGATTCACTGGTTCGGTTTTTTGTTGAGTAGGAGCAGCATCAAGACTGCCTTGACGGAATTCCTTAACTACCTGAGCAGCCGGATTGTTCAGACGTGAATCTAACGAGGTAATATTCACATGAGAAACATTAAGCTCCGGGTAAGCCGTAGCGAGAGCGTTGGCAATATCCGCTACAGTTTTAGCTTCAAGTCCCACTTGTTGGGCAAATTTAACCGACTTAGTATCATAGGGATTAACCCCCAAACCACTACGACTACGAACCCACTCACGGGAAGGAGTGAGAGATTCATAATGGACAGACTTATTCTTATCCGCATTCCCAGAAAGCAAATGCTCATTCAACGCTCCGACCTTATTCTGCATGTGCTGGGCAAACTGCATGAAGTCATTCAGGTAGGCACTAGCGAGATTGAGATTACCAGAGTTGTACGCAGAACGAATTCGTTGTGCATGTTGCAACGCAGAGTATTGTCCTTCATTAGAGCGAGACTCATCCGTCTTAATTTGCTTACTAACAATATCTTGAGGACGTAGCCCTAACCGTTGTGCTTCATTATCGAATTCACGTGCTCCCTGTAGTACAGCAGCAGCAGATTGCAGGGCAGCACGTTGTCGATTATTCAACGTAATCTTACCTTCACTAGCATGCTTAAGAGTCATGTTAACTGACTCAGGGGTTAGTGATTCAGGGCTTAAATCAGCAGCCATAGCCACATTATTAGCTTGGTTCTGGTCTACAGAATCTTCGGTAACATTAAGGTTACCTTTTTCTGCTTGTTCCTGAATCATTGAATGAATTGCACGGAAAGCACGTAGTACTTTAGGAGTGTTTTGGATATTAGCCATCAATCCAGAATACTGGTCAAGTACAGCATTAGCCGAACTATCTTTAGGTAAATTATTTAGTGCAGCAGGGTCACGGTTAACGAAGTCTTCCATTTGCATAACTGAGTCATACATATTGACCGCAGCTTCCATAGCATGGTTAGGGTCTTCTGTAGTGTTAACTACATCTGCCAGTTTTTGTATAGCAGATACTTTATCAGTAGAACCTGCTACAGCATCCTGTATAGCACTAGATGCTGAAGAAAAATCTTCTGGATTAAATCGTGTTGCATTAACCAAATCATTAGCATATTGATGAGCGGCAGCTTTCTCTTCTGGAGAAATATTCATTGCATCAACAGCTTCTGACATAGTTGCCTGTGCTTCTTGAGACTTAGCAGTAGCTTCCTGAGCAGCCTGAGCTACAGTAGCATCAGCAACAGGAGAAGCCTCCTCATTCTGCTTGATAATTTCTTCACCACGACGAACCAGTGGGTCAATTATTGGAGAAGCTACTTTACTAGCAGCACCGGAGATAGCATTAATACCAGCCATGGTAGTACGCATAATAGGAGAAGCAGCATTGCTAGCTCCACGTATAGCAGCACCAGGAGCCTGAGCAACTCCAGCAGCACCGAAGCCATATAACGCACCCAATCCAGTTTGTTCACCAACTCCTTTAAGGAGGTCTTGGTTCTTGTCCACATTCTGACGCATTGCATAGTTTTGTGCAGCCTGTCCGGTACCTGACTGAATTCCCTCTTCTACAGTTTCTCTTAAGAGATTAGAACCAGCTCCAGCAAGTGAACCAACCTTAAGTGGGTTCATTTCAAATTTAGAAACTAATGGGCCGGTAGCAGCAGCAACCGGGGCAGTTATACCAGCAGCTATAATACCAGTCTCAGAGGCTGTTTGACGTCGTGCCTCTTCAGGAGATAAACCATCTTTTATATGTTGCTGATATGTAGGGGACTTAGCAGACAACTCTGTAAATGGCATCTTCATAATATCAGAAGCAGTTTGTTGATATGCACCACCAGCTTCCATACCACCAATAGCTATAGCACCTGGTGCAAGTTTACCTAATGCACGGGTTACTTGGGCAGGACGAGAACCAAGTTCAGCAGCTAGAGAAATACCTTTTACAGCAGCTTCACCACCAATCATTGCTCTGCCTAAAGAGGCTACCCCTCTAATCAACGGGCTACCTGTGAATAGAGAACCTACTCCTTCGCTTAAACCATCTGTAGCAGCCATACCTGTACTCAATGTATTAGCTACAGAGTCGTAAGCGTCTCGACCAATACGAGAAAGAGAAGCAACTAAATTACTATCACCATTCTTTATATCTTGGTCATATTTATTTTTATTTACTAAACCAGATATCTGGTTCTGATTAGAAACCACTTTTCGTGCAGCATTCAATGCATCTGATTGTGTATTGTGTACAGCTTCATTGAAACTATCTAATCCAGAAGCAATAGAAGCACCTGCATTGTCATTAATAAGACCTGCACCAAGTGCAGCAATACCACCTAATGTATTAGTTACACCAAGTCCAACACCAGTAAGTGAGTCTGATATTGCACGGGCAGGGGTACGCTCCATAGATAAATCACGGCGTACAGCATCAGCAGCATTAGCACGAGTATTAATAATACCCAAGCCTTGCTGTGGGCCGTACTTAGAGATTAGTTCAGTAGGGGATGCATTAGTAAAGTCTGCTTGAATTGAACTAGGGTCAAATGCACCTATGCCCAAATTACCAACACGACCTGCTTGTAGATTATAAGCAGAATCTGGGGTTAAAGAAGAAGGTGCCTGCTCTTCAGTAGATTGCTTCTGAGCGGTTGCAGTAGAGACATCTACTTGCTTAGCATTAGTGATGCTGTCTGCGAAACCGGCCAGTCTGTCAAATGTTGACATAGTAGATTTCCTGTTCAAACTTATATCGTATGAGAAGATTCACTATACATTTAGTGAGCGTAATAAAAAAGCCCCGAAGGGCTTTAATTAGTATGATGCATTTTAACGAGGTTGCATATAGGCAGGAGTACCTTCTGCTAACTGTTTATATCGCTTAGCCCGTTGTTCATTCTCACGGGCAGCAGCTCTATCTATAGAAGCTTGGGAAGCAAAACCAATAGGAGCCAAATTAGCTGGGTCTGATTGAACTTGACCTTGTGCAGCTTGCAACATGGCAGCAGCACGTTTAACAGCTTCCTGTCTAGAGGGTAATAATGCAGTAAGACCCGTCTGACCTGTCTGAATCTTATTCTGAGTATTAGCTAAGTTAGCTTGAGCTGCATCGTAAGCTGACTGTGCAGCTTGGATATTCTGAGCAGCTTGGGCAGTAGACATATTACGAATACTACCCTCCAATGGTTCACCTCTACGCAATCCCTCTACCATTTGGTCTACAGCACGGTCATTAATACGTAAACCATTACCAGCTTCGTTAGTAATAAATGGATTAAGTGCATCCAAACCACGACTAAGTATACCTTCAGGTACGTTAGTCATTGCACGTTGAACAACGTTAGCAGCCATTGCCGGGGATACATTAGCACGTTGGCTGATATCGTTAATACGAGCAACTACCCAGTTTTTATTGGCACCTTTGAAATCACCACCTAGTAATTTATCCGCTACCTCACCAACAGTAGAGGTGTCGTTCAGAGACGCTAGGTAATCAGGAGTTACCCCAGAAGCATTGTTCTGCATCAAACGGGTACCAATCATACCAGAACCAAGGGCAGAAACTGCTTGATTCTCTTGTGCTTGTTGTCTCATTTGAAGGGGGTCAGCACCCACTTCTGCTTGAGCAATTACAGGTTTAATATCATCCCAAGACATATTCTTGTATGCACCGGGAGCACTATTAGGAAGTGCAGC